AAAAAAAACGCACCGTAGTGCGTTTTAAGAAGTGTGTAAAATTAATTCCGTTTTCTTGATGGTGGAACATAGTTGGCAGTAATGCCAAACGGTGCAGTTATTTCATTGCTTCCGTGTACCACAAACAGCGTGTCGCAGTAGTCTGGATCGCCCCAAGTACCAAACGGATAGCCGTCTGTAAAGAATACCAACTGGTGCGGCAGAACTTCGTTGTCTTTCATCCATTGCCATACACAAGCAAAGTCTGTACCGCCACCACCGGCAACTTGATACTCGCCCATGTTTCGGCCATCGTCACCGGTAAATGTATCTTCGTTATAGACGTCAGTGTCAAATGTAATGACACGAACTTTATACGAAGTAAACTGATCCAACGAGCCCTGTACCATACCTAGAAAGTCCATCAACATACCTTCATCAATGGAACCGGATGCATCTAATGCCACTACAATGTCAAGCTCTTCACCAGGCAATTGTCCAGGAAGTACTGCACCAGTATGCCAGCCCTTGCGGTTTGGACGCATCCATGTGTAATCGCTTTTTACTGATCCACTGAATTGAATACGCAACAGATCTTTAAGATCCATCACAGGAGCAGTGACATCTCTAACCAAACGCTGTATTGCGGCAGGAGTATTGCCTGCGCCAGCCTGCTTGGCGGCCTGTATTACAGCCTCACGCCACTCATCTCGCAAGGCTTTCTTTTCTTCTTCTGACAGCTTCTTGAACTTGGGCTTGCCTTTGCCATCTTTGTTGCCGGACTTGCCTTCGCCGTCGCCATCTTCTCCGTCTTCGCCGTCACCTTCCATGTCCAGGTGATCATCCAAGGTAACTTGAATTTTCACTGCATTTTCAAACAAGTCGTCATAGACTTCGTCAGCAGTCTTGCCTTCATACTTGCGGTCTGCCAAGATTGGTACTGTGGTAATTGGAGTGCCAACACTTTCGCGGATTAACATGTTGTTGATAACATAGTCACCTGCCATGTTCCAAATTTGTGGCTGACGATCTCCACGGCGTGTCATGTGCTCAAATATAATGTGTCCAAGTTCATGACCAAAGCCAAAAATCATTTCACCATCACTGAGCTTGTCAACGAATGCTTTATTGTAGTAAAATTTACGACCATCTGTCGCAATGGTATTGCACCATTCAACTTCTTCAAGTTTAAGGCGTGCCGCAAGTGGACCCCAGAAGGGATACTTTAACAGCATAGCAACACGGCTTTTAATTAGTTTGTCTCTGGCAATCATCTTTGACATTTTGGTGGCTCCAACTTGTTTGTATATGTATGTATTATACTATGTATCTCAATCGCGGTCAACCGTTTTTTCTACTTTATTTTGTGGTCCTGACAAGTCCCAAATCATTGCTATTTGTGGATCTCTAAACCAGACATTTTGTTTGGGAATAAAGTCCCAATCCAACCGCTTTAATCCTTGTTCTCTGGCCCATCTGGTAACTTCATTAATTGTGGCATTGGTTGGGTAAGATCGGACGGACCAGCTCTTCCTTTGTTCGCGGAGCCACTCGCTAACATCAGATGGGGTAGGGGGCTGGTCCATCCAAACTTGTTGGGCTTCTGAGCCGTACATTATTTCAAGTACGGCCCAGTTCCTTTGTCTCTTACTCGTCGGTGAGTAAGTTGGCATAGCGTGTGAAGAACTGAGGAAAGTTCGTCATCTTTTTACGATCGAACACCACCTTGTAAGACTTCAATACAGTATGAGCACCCATGATAACCATCTCAGGTTCAAAGTTCGCCATCATAAAACCCAGCCAGTTGTCTGCACTCTTGTTGAACTCGTCCAACTTGCCGGCTCGCTTGCCAGATTCATATCTGGTACGAAGTTCATAGCTCAAGCTGGTGACCATTGCATAAGCGGCACTTACTTCTTTGCTCTTAAAAGTGGTAACTTTACCTGACAGCACATCTTCTGGCGCAGGCAAGTCTGCGGCATGTTTACGATGGCTCATAAACTTAATTGCCATACCCTCACCAACCAAGCCTGACACCATGTCTGTGTTGGCGCTGTCTGGCATGTCGTCATCAATCATGTCGCTTACAAAACTCCATGTACGAGGAGTAGCAAAGGCACGGTCGTGTTGTGTAGGATCAAAGTTGTACAGGTCGCCTTTGAACTGCTTCAAGAAGCCAACCACATGCGGATGGACTTGGTGCATGATGGCCCATTGTTCCCAGTCTTCAAAGTCCACACGGATTTCCAAGTGCATGAAGCGGTTGGCCAGTGGGCTAGGCATACGATAGGTAACACCCTTATCGCCCATACGGTTGCCCGCGGCAATCAGTACAACATTGTCTGGTAATTTGTATTGTCCAACCTTGCGGTTAAGGATAAGCTGGTAGGCCGCGGCCTGTACAGCAGGAGGAGCAGAGTTAAGCTCGTCTAAGAACAAGAATACAATGTCGTATTCTTTTGCAAATTCCTCGGTAGGCAATTCTGAAGGGGTAGCCCACTTCATAGTATTGTCACCTGCACTATAATAAGGGACACCCTTAATATCTGTAGGATCCATCAGAGCCATACGCAAGTCCACGACTGCGGAGTTGGGCCATTCTGCGGCAACTTGGTTGACCATGTCGCTTTTGCCGACTCCGGGAGGACCCCAGACAAAGACTGGGCGACGCTTTTGTACTGCTCGGCGCAGGATAGGTTTGCACTCGCTAATCTTAACGGTGCGGGTTTCTACTTGATTTCCCATTTGGTGGCTCCTACTAGGGTTGTTTATGATACATGTAGTATAACAAAACTAGAGATTGTTGTCAACCCCTAGTTTGCTATAATTAGGCACTTGCCACAGATTCTGTAGCAGGGGCAACTTGTGCAACAAACTCAGAAGCATCAATAGCTTCTTTTGTCATTGCAAAGGGCAACTCGACAAACTTGACATCTGTGCAACCTGCACGGACCAGGGTACGAGTACGGCGCTTGTCGTTGGTGTAACGAACTGCACCTTTACCATTTTTGCTGACAGCATACCCAACATGGGTAAAAGTCTCGCCATTGGTAACTGCTTCAATTGCGGCAGTGACAACAGCAGGCGCAACTGGTGCAACAACAGCAGATGCCATAACTTTGGCACGGGCACGAGCTTCACGCTTGCGGATTGCAGTAGGGGTCTGCGAAAGAACTTTAGACATAAAAATACTCCTGTGTGTGTTTAAAAACATTGCAGAACCGTTCCGCAATATGTATACTATACTACAGACCCAGATCCTTGTCAACCTGTTTTTGGTTCTTAGCGGTTCTTTTGTAGACTTTTTTGCTGTCCACAACTTTGGCCCTAAAAGGACTGTCAGCATGGTACAGCTCAATAGCTCTACGCTTTGGCGCTTTAAACTTTAAAGTAAGGATCGTCCGTTTCATAGTGTTACTATTATATGGCAACTAGAGCCAAGAGTCAACCTGTTTTTTAACTATTTTTGTTGTATTTTTACAACATCTATTGCTTAATTTTTAAGCAGAAATAGCGTTTTTGCTTGCTTTAGTATGGAACTCATACGCACAAAGTTAGTGCTCACTAACTCTAACAGCTCGTCAGCTGGATTAGATGATGTACTGGCCATGCCAAATGCAATTTCTCCCATGTCAGCAAAGTATTTTGGATTTGGCCATCTTGGTTGCTTGATGCCCCATCCATCAATGAACAAGCATTCTTCTCCAATCTCTCGCATTATTGGTTTTCGCTTGATGCCTGGCAAGGCCTGTGCGCTTAGAATTTTAATGGCAATTGGTTCGTTCCAAATATCAGTGCGTTCCATTGTGCGAGCAATGGTGTGAACTAAAAATGCCTCTATATCAGGCTCTAAAAAAGTCTGACTAGCACCCTGGGCTTCTACAACAATTTCCCACCCGGCTCTAACATATGGTTGCCAATTTTGCATGTTGATATTTATTGGATGCAGAGAAGTTACCGGCACTAACCTTTGCCTTGTGCTTTTCGACTCAGCCCATCTAACCATAATATGATATCTTCATTGACCAATCGAATTTCCATTGCGTCTTGTTCTCCAAAGATGCGAAAGTAGCCGGCACCATGATAGTATGGCCAATCGAGATGTCGCTCTAGACCTATTAGGTGACCAGGCTTGGGACTCCAACCAACAGGACATTGATAAGACCAATACCTAAAATGAGGCCGCATCAGTTCCCAACCGAAACTGGTTAACCGAAGTCCTTTTTGACGGCCTGGTTGATAATTTTTAAACACCGTGTAAGGCGTTATCTTAGTGCTTGCCCAAATGTGCGGAACAGGGTACTGAGCCAGGTACTCAGTGATCTTTAAAGGAATTTCCTTGCTCATTGATACGGCGCCCTTGTTTTAATTCAACAACTGAAAAATCTTCAACTTTGAACATTTTATTCAAACGATCGGCAAGGTTAAAAGCATGACCTGGATTAGAGAAGCTGACTTTTTTGTATTTAGGCCCTGGATAACTTACCAGGCTATTTAGAGTGCGAAGATTGATGGGCTTATCTTTGTAGAATACAGCATAGATAGCATCAGCCGCAAGCACTTCCTCACTCTTGTATGTGCGAGGGTTTGTATTGGTTAGGAGGATGGTTGGCTTGGGTCTGGACATGCAGTTATTTATCAAAACAGCATATTTAATGACTGGATAAACTACCGCTTAAATGAATTCTTTGGCTCTGAAAGATTTTAGATTTTTACCAGTTAATACCATACAACTTATACTGGTTTTACTTGCATCTGCTGTCATTCCAGATGCAACTATAGTCCAATTGCCTGTAGACTTACTGGCCCATATGGTCATTAATAAATTTAGTGTGTCAACTTCACCGGTAACAATGAGCTCTTCGCCAACACTGGCCAATGCACCTATGACTTCTTCGCTGGTAGAACAAGTCCATGGAACATTGGTTTGAAAGGCTGCGGCCAACACTGGCAAGCACTTTAATGCTAGGTATAGTACCAGTGCAATTACTGCAAACTTAGTTATAACTGGCCGCCAGCCAGTCTGTGTGTTGTTGAGCATTATCCGAAGCCTTCTGTAAACCATATTTACCACAGAACTTCATAAAATGCGGCCCTACACTGGGATACTTTTCTTTTTGCACAGCTTCGGCAATACCTTGATCCAGTACAGCCTTGATGTTATCAGGTTGTGCTGTTAGGTCAATGATGGCTCGGTTTCGTTCGTAATCATCTCTAACCAAGTGTTCGACTTCTTCATGGTCGGTCCAACGCTGAAGCATGAGATTGTTCCACATGAAGCCTTTGTTATGACGATCTGCAAAAGCTTCTATTAGACCAACTTTATTCTTTGAACCTTTTGTACGCACTCCAGGAAACGCTGAGAAGATGTTGTCACTGGTATCACCACGCATGCACTTTTCAAACAGCAACCATTCTGGATCAGGAGCAGGCTTTACTTCTTTGGTCTTTTTATCAACAATGGTCTTGCCCTTGTCATCAAAGTAACCTTCGTGCGTGGTCAGCACTCCGGCAATGCCATTNTATAACTGAACATTGGGAGCCACCAACTGTTCAAAGTCGCCATCNCTTGAAACAATAATATGGTTGTCACTGGGATGCAGTTGTATCCAACGGGCAATAAAATCATCAGCTTCGCATACAGGATTACGCAATACTGTCACATTGGT